CAGGCACTTCTTCAACAGGAATCTCTTCAACAGGAATTTCTTCAACAGGAATTTCTTCAACAGGAGTATCTTCTATCACTGTATTATCCTCTTCAGTTGGAATGGTCTCGTCTGGTACAGTTTGTTGAGGAATATCAGGCACAGAAATAAAAACTGGTTGTGATGGAGCAACAACAACTGGTTCTGGTGCGGGTATAGAAACAATAACTTCTGCGTATTCACTTACAGGTCCAGACCAGTTAGCAACTCTAATAGAATATGTAGCACCTTCTGTTAAACCAGTCAACTCAATAGACTCTGGAGCACCAGTTGTATTATAAGTGCCACCTTTATATGGGTTTTCTGCTGTTGGATCATCTGTTACTACTTGATAAAACCAAGTGTTTGCTGTGTACCCTGCTGGAAGTTCTGGCGCTATAGTAACTGTTGTGCCCTGAACGACTGGCTCTGCCAATACTGGAGCAGGAGTGGGAATCTTGTTATTAATTGTATTTATTAACTCTGTTGCTTTAGTGTTTAATGTTGACTCAAGAGATGTTTTTGTAGATACCGCTGAAGTTAAGGCATTAGTTAAAGATGCTGTACTGCCAATATTATTTTTGTTAGTTGTATTGGTTGTGTTTTGTGCAACAACTGGAGTAAGACTTGAGTTTAATTGTGCAATGGCTGCATTTGCTGAGTCAACCGCTGCCTGAACAGTTGCTGTACTGGTGTCTACAAATGGAGTAAATGCTGCTCCTTGACTTATTTGCCCAGCAAAACCTGCTCCAACATTAGTATCTGTAATTGCAGTTACTGTTCCACCAGTTGTTTCTCTATAATTAAATCTTGCTTGATCTGGTATTGGTCCATTAGCAGTTACATCTGCTATCCATGCACCGTTACTTGGATTAATATCAGCATTAAATCTTACTTGAACCATTTGTGTAGAAGCATCTTGTTGTGGAAATGGGCGAAGATCCCAAGCAATATCTAAACTTGTTCCAGTAGTTGCATAAGTAATGCCTGTTCCTGTACTCCAAGTTGTCCAGTCCCATCCTGCTATAGAAACAGATGGTGCCCCTGGAGTATCCCAATATACGTGCCCTTCATTTGTTCCAAACGTTATTGTTGCATTAGATCCAACGTAAACATTATTATAAACAGTGCCACCCATTTGCATTCCAAATGGAAGATTCATTTGAACACCAGCATCGTCTACTCCAGCAAGTACATTTGTACTAGTTCCTATAGTTGCTTGTAAATTATTTACCGCAGTCTGAGCATTATCAATTGCAATGTTGGCTTGGGTTAATTCTGTCTGAGCATTGGCTGTTGCTGTATCTACCTGAGATTTAGCAGCAATTAGTTCAGCAATTTGAACTTGTGCTGTTGAGGTGTCAATAGCATTAATAGCATTTGTTGCATTTACAACACTTGTTTTTGCATCAATAATAATTTCAGAACTCTGGTTTACTTGGGCGGTAGATGTATCAATTGCATTAACTGTATTTATAGCAACTTGAACTTGTGATACCTTGTCCTGTGCTACTGCTACGGTGGCTGTTACTGTGTCTACCGCTGCTTGAGCCTGAGCCTTTTCAACTACGGCTACTGCAATGGTAGCGGTAGCGGTATCTGTGGCTGCAATAGCCTGTTGAACCTCTGTAGTAGCCGTTGCAAGGGCTGTATTAACCGCCTGTTGGGCAGGGCTTACAACAACCTGCTCTTGATTATCTGAAGCCCCAGCATAATCTGGAGCCATAATTCCAAAAATTGTGAAACATAACCCTACCCCAAAGGCTAATACTAGTCTTCGTTTAAGGTTTGTCAATTGAGTGGTGGTCTCCTATGTATAACTATATTAGCAATTATACCATTTTATGCAAACAAAAAAGGGAGCCAAGTTAATGACTCCCTTAGTTGTTGGATTAGTTTACTTCTTTAGAAGTGCAACCTTTGCCTTTGGATTCTTCTTGTTCCACTTTGTAGCAAGTGTGTTGTACTGTTTTACAAAAGCAGCACGATCAGCAATTGCTTTAGCCTTTTCAGCAGCAAGTTCTGCTTTAAGACTATCAAAGATTCCCTGCATTGCGGTAATCTGTGCAACCAATGTTGCAAGAGTAGCATTTGTGCTAGATGAAGAATTTGATACCTTTGCTGTTGCAGATACTGCTACCTGACCAGCAAGTGGCAATGATGTTCCACCTGTTGCAGAAATTGTTACAGTGTTTTCTGTCAAAGGCATAAATACCTTATATGACTTTACTGTTTCTGTATCAGTTGTAACTGATGTTGCCGTAAGAACATCTGAACCATTTCCAAATGAATAAGTAGAAGAAATTCCACCTGTTGCAAATAGATTAGCATGTGTCTTTCCAGATACTGGAAGACCTGCTGCATCAAGAACTTGTACCTTGATGGTTGCTGCTTCACCTGGAAGGTATGTATCCTTATCAAATGACAACTTAACTGTTGCTGCTGCTGATTCTACACGAGTAGATACTGGAGAAGAAACAATTGTTCCTGCTGCATTTTTAATTGTAATTGCAGCACCGCCAGCCTTAACACCAGTAATTGTAAATATTGCTTCACCATTTGAAATTGCTACCGCTGTACCTGAATCAGATACTGTTGCAATATCGCTTGAGTAAGCATAAAGTGTTCCAGCACCAACGGTCACGCCTGATGCATCCTTAGCAACTGCCTTTACAGTGGTTGCGTTTGAACCAACTGCAATAACAGGCTTAACTGGAGTTGCTACGATTGAAGCGATATCTCCATAGAATGTTACAGTCTCTGTTGCAAGAACTGTTCCTGTAAGTGTTGTAATAGTGATTGTTCCAACTCCTGCTGTACCGTCAGCAAATACACCAATGTAATTTCCTGATGGGATTACAAGTGAACGACCTGCTGATCCAATTGTTGTAGCGTTTGTGCCATAACCAACAAGACCTGTTCCAGTCACTGTAGCAAGAAGTGATTCTGATGTTGCTCTGCCTGCTGCATTCTTCTGTGAAAGAACAATTACGGCTGCAGCATCTGATGATGCTACCTTTGGCGCAAATACTGAATCATCTGTTGTAGCAGTAATAACTTCTCCTCTATTAAGAATTGAAGTTGTTGTTGATGCTGAAGGAGTTGTATCTCCTGCACCTACTGTTACTGTCCAAGACACGGAAGGACCACTTGATGGACGTGTTGTAAGAATTGTTGCAACATATGTTCCAGCAACTGTTGGCGCTGCCAAAGTAACTGTAAACTTTGCTGTTACATATCCTGCTGTGTTAATTGTTGAGTTAACATTTGCAGTTAAACTGTCTCCTGCAATTACTACTGTTGCTGTATTTGTTTCAAGCAATGTAAGTGTTGCAGATTTGTTAGCCGTAGATGGCTGTGTAAACATAGCGGATAGAACTGTTGCTGTATCTGCTGATGTTTCTGAAATATATGACAATGAAACTACTGCTGTTGCAGTCTCACCTACGATAATTGAATCTGTAGCAGAATCAATTGTCAAGGTTGGTGCAATGACAGCAGCATTTGTCGGAAGTGCTGACATGACGCCAAAGGACATGGCTGCAGCGAGTCCTAGGGCAATTTTCTTAAATGAATTCATTATTCTCCTTGTTATTTTATATTAAGTTAAGTTTATCTAGAAAATCCTTAACATCGTTAGGCATTTCCCGATTATCCAATTCTACCATACGTTGCTGTTTTTCTGCAAGTTTTGTAGAAGAACTCCATGTGTGAATTTCTATCTCTGTATTATTAGTCTTTTGTGTATGGGATATTGCTCCAAATACCGCCCCACAAACCGCATCAGCCAAGTCTTTTGATTTTTTACGTGGGTGATCAACCCTATTACCTTTCATTATTTTTAATTCTGACATTTCTTCTAACAGTAAAGGAATCATTGGAATAGCAACACGCTCTTCATAAATCATCATGGCCAGATCTTCATAATGCTTTTTGGCAACTGAGACTGTCTCTGTTTTAATTCCAACAGCCTGAAGTTCATTTTGAATATCAAAAGATTGCCAACGGTCAAAAGAAACCATGCCAATATTAAAACCTTCTCTACGCAAGTTAATAATCCACTGTTTTACTTCAGATAAATTGACTGGTCCTTCTGCTCTTGGCTCCCACCAGGCAACGGCATCAACAACAACAATAGGGGCTACTTGCTCATAATCTTTAATAACTTGAATGTTTACCCACTTGTCAACATGTGCAATAGCAACAGCACACTTGTCGTGTTTTTGTGCAAGGTCTGCATGAATATAGTAAACTTTTTCTGGATCTGCTTTAAATGTTGCATCAAACCTTCTAAATGAGTCTAATGGATTTCTTGTGTTCA